TATACTTTTTACAACAACTCTTTACCTAAAAATTCTGATTAGAGCCACTACTGTTAGCGATGCAAATACTATCAATACTGTCATGGTTTATACTCCAATTTATATCCGGTTTGGATTCGAACCTTGTTCTAGTCTTATCGATTTGCGCTTCCCACAGTGCTGACCGGATATTGTTATTACTTCTTAGCTTCGGCTTTCTTTTCGTCTTTCTTGGCTTCAGCCTTCTTCTCTGCTGCTTTATCAGCAGCAAAACCAGTAGTAGCGAAAAGTGCAACAACGATCAATGTAAGTGCTTTCATAAGTTTCTCCAATTAAGTTTTAAAAATCGTCATCCTTCTGCAGTCCAAAGTCAGAGTTGTCTGACGGGTGCTGCTTCCAGCTAAGACTTGTTACTACTATACAACAACCTACAATTTTAGGCAACATATTTAATATTTATGTAATATTAACTTTTCCGCCTCTTTCATTGACGAAGATTCTTATAACCTCGTCTTTGAAATACTTTGTTTTCTTTACAAATAACTGAGGATCCTCATTCTCCACAGCAATGACTACAGCAATGGTAGGAACAACAACATTGTAAAGTTCTTCAATCATTATAGCATATGTAGTACATTGAAGAAAGTAGTTTTGAATCCACTCTTCTTTCTTTGGTTTTGATGCTGTCTTAAAGTCGAGGATAGTGTTTGTTCCTTGAAACTGACAAAACAAATCTGACCTACCGGCTGTACGAAGATAATCTGAATACAACGGCATCTCGCTACCATACACTATAGATACATCCCTATCAATGATAGGCTGAATTTGTTTAAACATATCAATAGACAACGGGTTTGTATCTTTTGAAATATATGTCGGATCATTCAACATATACTTCTCTGCTATCTTATGAACATTGGTTCCTCTACGGGCAGCTTGAGTAGAGATTTTTTGCGCTTTCTCTTCTCCAACTCTTTCGCGCCAAGCAGCAATGTGTTTTTTTGTTAGTGCTGAAAGAATTGTGGTGACGGAGGGATATTTCTCTCCTGATGGGGTTTTGTAATATCTTACTCCGTCAACCATTTCAGCCTCAAGCTCCTGAACAGGATACTTGTGTTGAGCTTGCTCAAATAATTTTTGAATCATATCCTAATTTATCTTTCATAATTATGTACTGCTTAACCAAATCAGATCTTAGGATATCTTCCTCGTCAAACTCGAGGTGTTCAAAACATCCCATCTTATGAAGGATCGTCATAAAGTGTTTCAATCCTTCACGCTCTTGCTGTTTAGACAGATCAGACTGTCTATAGTCACCACAGAACAGTATCTGACAGTTAACACCTACTCTTGTAATGATACTATCCAGTTCATGGAAAGTCATGTTGTTACATTCATCCACAATAACAATCGAGTTGTTGATTGTCGTTCCTCTGATGAAAGATGTTGTAATGAACTCAACTAGTCGGTGGTGTTTTAGTACTTCGTATGCATCGTCTCTACCAAACAATTCGCTGCAAATTGCTTTGTATGGTAGTTCATACTGTTTGGTTTTGTCGTTTTGATCACCTGGTAAAAATCCTATATCTCGTGTGGGTACTACACTTCGTACAATCGTAACTTTACTATACTCACTATTGCGTTTCAGTATCGAGCTCAATCCTAGATAGAGCGAGATAAATGTTTTTCCTGTTCCTGCAAGTCCGTGCAGCAAGAGGTTTCTTTTTTTGCTATAAGCATTAAACGCTGTTGATTGATTCTCCGTTAATGGTTGTATTTTCTTTAGGCTTAGATTTAATTGTGGTACTTTAATTCCGTCAATGTAAATCACATTATTTTTATTTTTGGTGTTAGCCTTTTTTCTCATTGGACCTCGGAAGTGTTAAGTTGTCGATTGGTGTTACCACCGGTCTATAAGTTTTTCCATCTCCCTAAATGTTTATGAACTGCATTCTGTGTTTTGATTTGTTTGATAGATTTACTACCATACCTATCACCCAAAGCACTTTCAGGATGCGCCTCAGCTACTTTGGAAAGAACCTCTTTCCAACCGCTGTCTGTTTTAGAATCCACACTCCCTACACCACTAACAATAGCAAATCCTGTGGGTAGCTGTTTAATATGTGGGTTCTTTTCTAATAGTTCTGTCTTACGAGCAATGGTGACAAAGTCTTCAAACTCTTCATTGGTCTCTGTATCCAAAAACCTGTATGTAGGCATATTATGCTTTCTTTGTTGTCTTCTTTTTCTTTGTTGCTGTCTTTGCAGCTTTTTTCTTCTTGGGTTCTTCTACGACAGTAAAGTCCGATGACTTCCAGCTTTCCCAAGGAGGATTTACTTCTTCCGCAGTGGGGGCTGTATTAGCAACCGTGAGACCGTCGGCTGGCCAATCGTCCATTGTTTTGGTCGACACGGGAAATCGTTTATCGGTCCACCACCAGGCCATTTGAAATAGCCATCCTTCCATCTTCTCTGCAAAACTTGAATCCCAAAACCAACGGTGCTTTTTATCTGAATCCATGGTAATTCTCCTCATCGTCGTATTCATCCTCTTCTTCAGAGGAATCATCTAGTTCTTTATATTTACCAGCTTTCAGATATTTATCAATATCTTTTGACCACTGTTCAGCTTGCCTACTTTTTTCAAACTTGTAGTAACGGTGTCCATCATCTTCTTTACCGTATTTTTTGAACGTCTTGCTCATGCTGCTTTCTTCTCCTTTTCAGAAATAATACCTGGCCATGCTTCATTAACAAGTTTTGCTGTGATACCTTTGAACGGAAGCTTTTTATCCTTGACATGGTTCATCAAGATTGCATCGTTTGGTTCAAGAGATTCGAGCAATTGAATCCAAAGGGTTTCACGTTGACGTTGCTTTAGAGTTGGGTGTCCATTTTCAATGAACAAGTATATGCGGCGAATTTCTGTAAACAACCTTCCGTGCTGATCTAACTGATCGCAAGGCTTATAAGGTGTTTGTCCTTCAGGCAAAAGGAAACGAATGTTTGGATCTAGAGCATACTTTAGCAATGCCTTCATTGAAGCATCACAGTATGTTCGAAGAGCACTGATTTTTAATTCAGCTGTTTTTTGCTTTGAAATAGCTTCAAGAATTTCATACATGCTATTACGTTTCATTAAAATTCTCCAATGTTTTCCATAAGGTTTTTTAGTTTATGTTTGATGAAGTAGTTGAACAACTTGCGACGTTTTGCATCGCAACATTTTCTTTGTTGTTCGTATTGTTCAATAGCTGAGTCAAAGATAACCTTTGGAGTTTTTCCAAGGTCAATGAGCTGTTCGTTTCGCTTGTAGTTGCGTTTGAGATCATCGTCGAACGTCTCAGGGTCCTGCAATATCCACTCAGCAATTTTCTTCTCGGTTACTCGTTTTTGGCGAATACCATCGGAGAGAAAGTTGTCTCCACTGAGGACATTAGGAACACCGTCTCCTGTGTCACCACGGAAGATATGTTCTTTGAGTGCGGCAACAGGATCGGGGTGCGTGATCTGTTTATGTCTAACTGGATCATACTGCTCCACGTTGGCAAATCGTTGAAGTTGAACAAAGTCCTTATCGCCGGAAACAATTACAATTTTCTCGGCGCTATCATTATTTAGCTCAACACCGTGTTTATAAACCAACGAACCGATAATGTCATCAGCCTCAGAAGTCTCAATTTGAATCACAACATACGGAAAGCTTTCCTTGATCTCGTCTCGAATCTTGTTCAACGATTCAAAAATTGAGTTCCAATCAAACTCGGACTCTTCACGAGCTTTTTTACGATTGGCTTTGTAGTATGGAAATACCTTACGGCGCCAGTTATTCTTGTCATCGCAAGCAATAACCATATCTCCATAATCTTTGTATTTTTGTCTGATTACTCTTAGCTTGTTAAGAATAACATGCCGAATCAAATCTTCCTCAATGGGAATATTTGTGTGGTTACCAATCTGTGCCATCACACTTGAAATAGTGATCTGGCTCAAGTCAACAATAATAATTTTAGCTCTCCTGGTTCCAAAGAATAATTTGTTGTGCTACCATGTGCATAATTGCCTGAGAACAATCTTCGACAATACCGTAATTGTTTGATCGAATGTGAATAGTGTGAGTAGGTTTACACAGCTGCTTTACAATACCTCCATCAAATCCAACAATACCAAACACTCTCTTACCTTGTGAGAGGGCCTCTTTCACAACCTTAACAATGTTGGGTGAATTACCACTAGAAGAAATTACTATGAGAATATCGTACTCATGGTCCGATAGTTGCTTGTATTGATAAGCAAACACTTCATCGTATCCAAGATCATTACCAATTGCTGTTATCAGTGGAATGTTTGAAGATAGCGATATTGCCCTTATCGACTTTAGATTAGAATTTTCTACAACGCCTTTCAGATAGTCACAGGAAAAATGATTTGCAATTGCTGCTGATCCACCATTGCCACAAACAAACACTGTGGCCTCGCATGCAAGAATTGATTCAGCCATTCGGAACATTACACTATCATGGTGCCAAACTGTGTCATCCAATGCTTCGGCAAGTTTTTTTGGATAAAACCTTATACCGCTAAAATTTTGTTCCATTATATACTACCTTTGCCCCTTCTGTATCCATGTTGAAACTAAAGTATTTGAATCCACGCAAACGCATTGCTTCAATAATGATTGATGGGTTGTGATGATTGAGGTCAGGGTACAGCAACAGATATCCTCCACCACCTGCTCCTAAGACCTTGCCACCAACAACACCAAGTTTCTTGGCCTCTTTGTATGCATCGTCAATTTCTGAATTTGAAACATAAGGATTGATTAGTTTCTTAATTTCCCATCCAGCATCCAACATTTTAATGAAACTGTCAACATCACCCTGTTCCAAAAGGAATCGAGCCTTATGACTCATCGATACTGTTTCTCTTGTCCAATGATTGGCTTCTGGATTATCAAATTGGTGTTTAAGAATGTCTGAAGCCTTTCTTTGTGTTCCTGTATAGAACAAAAGACCTTTGTGGGTTAGCGTGCTGATGGTTTCGTAAGAAGCGTTGATTGGAATAACAGTCGTTCCATTAGGTTCAAAAATATATTGGTTTAGTCCACCAAATGCGGCTGCATATTGGTCTTGCTTGCCGATTGGTTCACCGCACTTATTAATTTCGATGTCGCTGGCTAACTCGGCTATCTCGTGCTTTGTATGGAACTTGCAAAGTTGCTTTTCCATAGCTCTAATTAGAGCAACACACAACGAGCTTGAAGAACCAAGCCCTGTTCCTTTTGACGGAACATCTGCAAACACCGACATCTCAAACTTACCTGGATTAGTAAGTTTCTTCAATGTCTCCCTGACAATGTTGTGCTTGATATCTTCAATTGAGTTTGTTGTCTCAATTTGAGAATATACAATCTTATAGACATTATGTTCTGGTGTGTTAATTGCAACGTGCATGTACTTGTCTATTGCCATTGATACAACACCACCAATTCCTGCTTTGTAGAAGGAAGGAATATCAGACCCTCCTCCAAAGAAAGATATCCTTAATGGAGCTCGTGCAAGGATCATACCAGCGACTCCAACAAACCACGCCACTCGTGCTGACGCTGATGCCAACTATAAAACACGTTAGCATATGACTGTTGGCTGGCTAGTCTTGATTCCAATGATTCAGGAACGCTGTCCATTGCTTTGATAGCATTGTATAAGGCATTGAAGAACACATTAGCATGCTCATTAGGGTTTTCGTGGTACTGATACATCCAAGTCCAACCTGCTGCCGTTTCTGCAAGGCAACCAAAATTAGAATGCACACACAATAGTTTTGCCGACATCGCTTCCATCAACGAGCGGCAACCAGTCTCTTGCCAAATAGATGGGTAAGCAAAAATATGAGCGTTGGCAAGGGTGTTTCGTACAACACTCTGTTCAGCACATCCATGGTATGTAATGTTTGGATCTTGTTTGCATCGTTCAAACAAATCAGCGAAAGGCGCATCACGTTCTGGCCAACCGTATATTGCAAACGAAGAGAACACATCTAGCTTGAGTTTCTTTTCCGGAAAGTGTTTGACAAGCTCTTGAAACACCGGAACAAGAATAGATAGACCACGATGAGGTGTGGTGTGATAGATTAGTCTGATTTCAGAATTATCTTTTTCTTCAGGACACTTAACTGGCCAAATAGCGTTAGGAAGAACTACACACTTTCGCCAAGGAATTCCGTAGTACTCAATGAAACGCTGCATTTGCCAATTTGACACAAACACTAGCTTTTCGTATTGATTGTATCCACCAGCTTTGAGGTGATCGCACTCAGGATCACCAGGAAGGTCATGTGCCCAGTAGATCATTTTCTTACCAGGTTCAGCACCACGAAACCTAGAAGGAATGATTTGGAATTTATCCAACAGCTCTTGTGGAATTACAGAACCAAGCTCACCAATAGACAGCTCGGTCCCCCCTTTTGACTTTGCATTAATCTCGTTCGTTACAATTCCCATATTAAAGGTCAAATCCTATCTCTTTGATTGATCGCAATTGGAAAGAACGCCAAGCATTCTTTTCAACATCCCATACTGCAAGTGTTTCGTCGTTCTTTTCTTTTACTTTGTCCGTCTTCTTTTCATACGGAACAACAATGTTTTCATTCAACGAGCATTTCATTTCTCGAAGTGTGCCATCTTTCTTTTCAAACTTGATTACAACAGGGTCATTTAGTTTCAATACACCAATCAACCAAGTGCGGAACTTTGATAGTTCCTTTTCATTACATTCAACCAGGTATGGCAAGATTCCCATTAGTCACTCCAAATTTACAAATATAAAAAGCATCAATCAAATCTGATGAGGGGTTCCACTGCTTCTCTGTCATCGAGAGAACTTGCTTGATATTAAAA